TAGATAAATGGAGGAGATCCGAATGCAGAAAGAAATAAAACTCAAATTTGACGCAATAAGACCATTTGGTCCAACTGTAATTAAGGGTAAAGTTCCAGATTTTATACTAAAAATAGTTAATGAAAAGTGCGATGAAATACTTGGCGATCCTAAATTAGCGAAACAATGGGACTGGTCACCTAATTTAGCAGGTAATGTTAAACAAGAAGTTCGTATGCCACCAGAGTGGATCGATAAAGATGGACAACAATTAGTTTTTTTAATCGGAGAGATGGTAAAACAATATTTAAGTATACCACCAGCCAGTGAAACTTTAGAGGCAAAAAAAGTATCAAAGATGGTTATAGAATCCATGTGGGCCGTGAGCCAATGGGCGGGAGATTTTAACCCAGCACATATGCACGATGGTGATTTATCAGGTGTTTTTTATACAAAGATGCCAAAAAGCATAGATAAAGAAAGAAAAGCTGAGGATCATTATCCTAGTGTAGGTGATATTATTTTTATGTGCGGTGATCCAAAAACTTTTAGTGGTCATAAACTACAACACCCACCAGAGGTCGGAGATATATTTATGTTCCCCTCTTGGTTAACTCATATGGTCTACCCTTTTAGAACTCCAAACGAAGAAAGGAGATCAGTATCTTTTAATGTAAGACTAGTGCCTGAAGGTGGAGAGCTCATTACTTAATGAAAGCCATACCGATTTTTCCTAGAAATATATATGGCGAGACTTTATTAGGTTTTGATCAAGATTATTTGAATGGTATTGAAGCTACCATCGAACTGTTTAGAAGAGGTAATATTACAGGTAGAGAATTGTCAAATCAAGATTTTGGTTACCAGTCTTGTGTTCTACCACATGATGGTGTTTTTCAAAACTTAACTGATAAAATTATAACAGTAGCTGACGAATTTTTAAAATCTATTGAAGGCTTTAAGTATTCACAGGTTAAATTGGAGGATATGTGGGCTAACATAAATTATCCTAATGATATAAATTGGCCACATTTTCATGGTGATGAATTAGCTGGTGTTTACTACATTAATGCAACAAAAGATTCAGGAAATTTGTTTTTACAAAGCTACGACTACAGTGAAAAACAAAAAATTAAACGTTATTTAGTTTACAAAGATTTAAAATCTATAGAACCTGTAAATGATAAATTAGTTTTATTTGATGCTGAGTGTATTCACGGTGTAGATAAAAATCTTTCAAACAAAAATAGGGTTAGTATTAGTTTCAATATATCGGTGGAGTAATGAATATTAACAAAGTTCCGATGGTAAGGATTACTTGGCTAGATGCAAGAGATATGGAGACAGGATGGTTGCCCATAAAAGAGATAATAGAGGCGCCGTTGGCCGTGTGCCAAGAAATAGGATACATGGTTGTAAATAATGATGACAAGATTGTAATCATGCGATCTTGGTGTATAGATAAAGATGATAATCATGGCGGCGGTGCGATAGCAATACCAAGAGGTTGGGTAAGAAAGATAGAGTATTTAAAAGTAGATTATGCCACTAAATAAAGATTCAAGATTTATTTTTTCCGTAGAGAATTTTTTACCAAAAGATGAGTTGTCAAGTTTACAAGAAACATTGTTAAATCTTGAGTATACACATTTAAACAGACAGGATGGTTCAAATATACATTATGGTTTTGGATGTAAAGTACACCCCAACGAGGTGCAAGACGGCGCTTTTATTAAAAGAATAAAGAATACTTTTCACCCAGATCAAGATTTAAAAATTCATGAGTGCAGAGCACACATTAGATATAATCACAATGAACCATTACCACACTGTGACAACGATAAATACGGGTTCTTGCTTTATGTAAAGGGTGAGCCATTGTTAAATAATGGCACAGGTTTTTATAATGATAATGGTGAACTTTATCATCACATAGGTTTTGTAGAAAACACTGCTTTGTTTTTTAATGCTGCTAAAATTTTACACACTAACATGCAATCTTTTGGAGATAGTTCTCCTAGATATTGTATAAACGTATTTTATGACATTGAATAAGCTAACAATAGTAGGAGGCGGAACTGCTGGTTTAATTACTGCTTTAATATTAAATGCTAGGTTTCCATATTTTAACATTCGTATTATTAAATCAGATAAAATAGGTATCATAGGTGTAGGCGAAGGTAGCACAGAGCACTGGTCCAATTTTACAGAATATTGTGGCATAATAAATAAAGACGTTGTTTTAAATACAGATGGCACAATTAAAATGGGCGTAATGTTTGAAGGTTGGACACCTAAAAAATATTTTCATTCTATAATTAGCCAGTTTCATGAACATAGATTTGGTGAATATTTAGCTGGATTTGGCGCAAGGGTTAGTGATTGGGATCAAATATTAACTAGTGATAGAGTTCATGAAGAGAATCTTGTTTTTAAAAATGACAAACAATTAGAATATCCAAAACAATTTCATTTTAATACTTTCAAACTAAATGAATATCTTTCTAAAATATGTAAAGAACGTAACATTGAAATAATAGATGATGAGATTAAAGAGATAATTGTTCAGAATAATAATATTAAAAATATTATTGGTGAAAAAACAAATTATACTTCTGATTTTTATATTGACTGCACGGGTTTTAAAAAATTATTGATTTCAAAGTTAGGGGCAGAGTGGCAATCATTTTCAAAATATTTAAAACTAAATGAAGCAATTGCTTTTCAAACAGAAGACACTGATAATTACAACACCTATACGTTAGCAAAATGCATGGACTATGGATGGATGTGGAGGATACCTGTGTATGGTAGGTGGGGCAACGGTTACGTTTTTAATAACAATTACATAAATAAGGATCAAGCTAAACAAGAGGTAGAAAAAAAGTTAGGTCGTGAGATAGAGATTGCTAGAAATATACAGTTTGATCCAGGTAAGTTAGATAAAAGCTGGATAGGTAATTGTTGTGCAATAGGTTTAAGTTCTAATTTTGTTGAACCTTTAGAAGCAACGTCAATAGGCACGGCCATCGCACAAGCGTTCTTGTTAAAAGATTATATATTTAATTATAAGCAAGAGGACGTTAATGATTATAATCACAAACTAGATTTAATAATGGAAAATGTGAGAGATTTTATAGCCTTGCATTACATGATTGACAAAGAAGATACTCCGTTTTGGAAAGACAACAAAAATAATTTAATGCCAGATACTTTGATATACAATTTAAAAAAATGGAAAGATAAATTACCAAAGACAGAGGATTTTAAATCTACAGAATATTTACTTTTTAAAGAGCAAAATTTTACAAGTGTTCTTCACGGTTTAGGTTTTTATAAAGGCAATGATAATATTGATAAAGAATTTAATAGTTTTCCTAAGGACCTAAGAGACAGAATAAAAGAAATATTAAACCAATATGATATTGGATTTGATGCCACACCAAAAGTGCCACATAAAAAGTTTTTAAAGAGTTTATATGAAAATAAGTAAAATAGAAACATTTGCAACGTCCATACAAAAGTTTTACTTTAGTAATGAAGAGATAAAACCTTTATTAGATGAGGTTACAAATAAAAAAGAAGATATTAAAAAAACTAGCTATTTTTATAATGTAAAGAACGAGGACTATGGTAAGGAGTATTACACAGATTTTAACAATTCTATTAAGCTTTATGAATATGAAAAGCTTATGTTTATGATTGGAAATTTTTATCAAAATAAATATTTTAATGTTTTAAATTATTGGTCAGCTCTTTATTATGAAAATAGTTGGCACGAAACTCACGCCCATAGTGATCCTAAATTTAATTTTTCTAGTATTTTATACCTTACAAATAACACAGGAGGGACTACTTTTTATTCACCTAATCTAACGTCAGAAACAGAAACACATTTTGAAGCATCAGAAGTTGGTAAACTTGTTATCTTTCCATCGTCTTTGTTTCACAGTGTTTATCATAAGGATAACTCTGAAAGAATAATAATATCATCTAACATATCAATCATATGACAAAAATATTTATTGGCACTCCCTGTTATGGAGGCATGATTACAGCAGACTATTTTAAAAGTTGCATGCAGCTCGTGGCTTTATCTGCATCTAAAAAAATAGAATTACAATTTGGAACTATCGGTAATGAGTCATTAATAACCAGAGCTAGAAATACTTTGGTTCAACTGTTCATGGACGGTGACTACACACATCTTTTGTTTATAGACTCTGACATAGCTTTCAATCCTGAAGCCGTTTTTAGAATGTTAGATTACGATAAGGATGTTGTGACGGGTATATATCCTAGAAAGACGATAGATTGGATTAAAGTTAAAAAAAGACTTAAAGAAAAACCAAATATGTCTGAAGATGAGTTGCTTGCAGCTTCGTTACAATATAATTTAAATGTAAAAGATCCTAATAGGATATTACTAGAAAAAGGTTTTATAGAGGTCATGGACGGCCCAACTGGTTTTATGTTAATTAAAAGAGAGGTATTTAAAAAAATGGCAAAGCAACATCCAGAATTAAAGTTTGTGCCTGACCAACATATTAATCAATCCCATGACAAAGAGTTTGACTATCACAAAACATCGGAGTGGAATTACACTTTTTTTGACACGATGATAGAACCACAAACTAAAAGATATCTTTCAGAAGACTATGCTTTCTGTCGTTTATGGCAAAATATGGGGGGCAAAATATACGCAGATATCATGAGCGGTATGACTCATTACGGTAATTATGCATTTAGAGGCAATGTTGGAACTCAATTCTTGCCTCAAAACAATAAGTAATTTATTATTAAACTATGAAATTAGTTGACCTAAAGTTTCGTCCAGGCATAGACAAGCAAGATACAGCATATTCTGCTGGAGATGATCGTAAGTATGTTGATTCTGATTTTGTAAGATTTCATTATGGTAAGCCAGAAAGATGGGGCGGCTGGGCTAATCTTCCAAATCCTAATGTTACAGTGGTAGGTGTTGTTAGAGATACGCATTCTTGGATTGGTTTAGATGGAACAAGATATTTAGCTCTAGGAACAGATAGAAAACTCTATATTTTTTCTGAAGGTAAAGTTTATGACATAACACCACTTAGGGAAACACAAGCTTTAACTAATCCATTTGCAACATCAAGTGGTTCTGCAACTGTTACTGTAACAGACGCTGGTCACAACGCTGAAGTAGGTGCTTTTGTGACATTTGACAACGGATCTGCCACAAATGTGGTTGATGGTATAGATTTTAATGCTGAGTTTGAAATACTTACGGTGCCTACAAGCAATACTTTTACAATAAATGCAGGCACGAACGCCTCTGGCACTACTGCTGCTGGCGGAGGCTCAGTAACTGCTACATATCAAATAAATCCTGGGCCAACGTCTTCGACATATGGCTATGGTTGGGGCACAGAAACTTGGAGCGCAAGCACTTGGGATGAACCAAGATCTTCTTCTAGTGTTGTTGTTGCAGGAAGAAACTGGTCCCTAGATAATTTTGGTGAGGACTTAATAGCAACCGTTTTAGATGGTGGAACATTTATTTGGGACACCTCAGGAGGTTTAGCTGCAAGAGCAACAGCTTTGTCAAATGCTCCAACCGCATCTAGATTTAGCATTGTTTCAACTGATACAAGACACTTATTAATATTTGGCACAGAAACAACAATTGGCAACACAGCTACACAAGATGATTTACTATTCAGATTTTCAGATAGAGAAGATGCAACAGACTACACACCTGTTGCTACAAACGAAGCAGGTTCTTTAAGAATTACAGATGGCTCTAGGATTGTCGGTGCCGTTAAATCAACAGGTCAAATACTAGTATGGACAGATACATCATTACACGGTATTCAATTTGTTGGTACACCTTTTACATTTGGTCTCAGACAACTTGGTGCTAATGCTGGTTTAATTGCACAACATGCAGCAATAGAGGTTAATGGAGTTGCTTATTGGATGTCAGATAATGCTTTTTATCTTTTTGATGGTGTTGTAAAAAAAATGCCTTGTTCTGTTCAAGATTATGTTTTTGATGATTTAAGTTACACAAACAAAAACGATATCGCTGTTGGTCTTAACACGGCTTTCAACGAAATAATTTGGTATTATCCTTCATCAAATGCTACACAAATAGATAGAGCCGTTGCTTACAACTATTTAGAGGGCACTTGGTATACAATAAATCTTGCAAGGACTACGTGGTTAGGCGCATATGTTTATGAAAAACCAATAGCCACAGAATATAGTTCGTCTGCAACCGCTAATGCCACAAGCATACTTGGTTTGACTGCTGGTGCGTCATCTATATTTGAACATGAGACTGGTAATAATCAAGCAGATGGCACAGCCATCACAGCATTTTTAGAAACTGGATCTGTAGAGATAGCTGATGGTGATCAATTAATGTCAGTAAGCAAATTAGTGCCTGACTTTGATAACCTTTCAAATACCATGACAGCTAGATTAACCTTAGAACAATATCCTCAGTCAGCAGCAAATGTGCAAACTAGTGGATCGATAACTAATACAACAGAAAAAATAAGTGTAAGAGGTAGGGGCAGAGCTGTAAAAATACGATATACAACTAATACAGTCGATGATACATCATGGAGACTTGGCTCACAAAAATTAGAAATAAGACCAGACGGTAGAAGATAATGGCTAAAATAAATATTACTAGATTACCAAACGCAACACCAGAGTATGACGCTGGTCAGTTTGATCAAATGATAAGATTATTAGAACAAATAGTTTTCTTACTTAATACAAACTTTCAACAGGACTTAAAAGAAGAAACAGAATCGGAGACTTTTTTCCTTGGCTAATACATTTAAAAGTGCAATGGTTGATATTACATCAACAGATCTTACAACCATATTAACGGTGCCTACAGCCAATCCAGGTGCTACTCCACCTGTACCACCAACAACTGACGTTGTTAAATCAATTTTAATTTGTAACGATTCAGGCAGCACAACATTAGTAGATTTAGAAGTTGTTAGATCTTCAACTACCTTTGAATTATTTAAAGCTAAAAGTGTTGCTACAAACACTACTACAGAATTACTATCTCAACCTCTTGTGTTACAAGAAGCTGATGTACTAAAAGCGCAGGCCAACGCCGCTAACCAAGTTCACATAATTGTAAGTTTTATGGAGGTTACAAAAGGTCAACTTTAGAAAGGATTAAGGATGGAAACGAAAAGTCATATACTAGCAATAGTTCAGGTATTTGAAGACCACATAGATTTAGATTCAGATGATTTGATGAAAGAAATAAATCAAAGTTATCTTAGAAAAGATGATAACGCTGATAATACTTTTTTTGAAGATTTTAAATATCCTGACACACCAATGCTACAAGATCTTAAAAAAACAATACAAATAAAAGTTGAAGCTATGCTAAGTCAAAAACTACAGTATGAAGATATTTGGGTACACAAAACACCGCCAAGAGCACAGACAGGTCTTCACAACCATGGCACCGCTTTTTGTTCTTTTGTTTACTATCCTAACTTTATAGAAAAACAAGGAAGCTTAAGATTTATTTTGTTTTGGAATGGTAAGATTGTTGAAAAAGTAATTACACCTAAAGAAAAAATGCTGTTAGTTTTTCCTGGTGAAGTTTTTCATTTTACAAGTCAAAACGATACAGAAATTGAAAGAGTATCAATATCAGGTAATTTTTTACAAAGAAAGGAACACTAATGCAACTTCAATCATTATTTATTACACCTGTCATGATGACAGAAGTTACGGGCCACGGTCACTTGATAGATAGACTTTACGAGATAAAAGCTAAAGATGAAAAAGGTATGCCAAGATCAAATATCGGAGGTTGGCACAGTAATGACAAGCTTTACGAAGATGAAGAATTTAAAAGCACGGTAGGTGATATACTATACAAAGCTAAAGAATGCTTTGGACATTTAGATGTGCAGGATAAATACGTGCCTGAAATGACAGGATTATGGGGTATGATAAATCCACCAGGATCTAGGAATAACGTACATACACATCCTTACAATTATTTATCTGGAGTGTACTATCTAAAAGTACCTCAAAATAGCGGTAATTTAGTGTTTCTAGAGCCTAAACCACAGGCAGAGGTGTTATCACCCCCAAAAATAAAAGAAGCCTCTATACACTTAGCACACAGCGTAACTTGGGAGCCCAAAGAAAATTCATTGATTTTTTTCCCATCATGGTTACAACATGAAGTACAATATAATAACTCTAAAGAAGATAGAGTTATTTTAAGTTTTAATATTAATTGGAGAGAAAATGCCGATAATTGAAAATGCTGAACAAATAGGAACAGTGACCTTAGAAGATGGTCGAGTAATTCCTAGATACAAAGTTAAAACAGAAACTACATTAACCAATACTGACACTGGTCAAGAATACGAATCTGAAGAAGCTATGCAAGCTGATATAGATGATCCTAACACTTCAACCACTGTTGAAAAAATTAGACGAGATGTTAAAGTATTTGCTCCATCATTAAAAGATATGTTGGGCGAAACTCCTAAGTCTTAAGATTTTTTACAACTACAATCATCACAGCAGTGCTGTTCTGAATTTTTGATGTGTCTTTCAACATCTCTTTCCATAGCTAATAGTCGTTCGTGATATTTGCTCACCTTATCTGCAAGGTAGGCAATGGCTTTGTTTATATCTTCATTTTCCATATTTATCTCCTATGATTGTTAATTTTGGTGAGAACCTAATTTAAGCATATTTATTTCGTTCGCAATAGTATTTTTAAAAATTGTTTTCTTGACAGGTTCGTGTTAAAAGTAATTACAGAAAGTATGATTAGCAAAACTATTGTAAGCGGTAGAATTATAAAAAAATATAAAATACCTTTAGATCAGATACAGCAATTAAACGATAAGTTTGATGAGAATAAAAACTCATTAGAAAGTAAAGGTGCAAAATTAGCTGGCAGATTAGACAGTGAATTAGAGTCTTCAAAAGTAATTCAATCACTTCCTATTTTTAAAACAATAAAAGAATGCATGAATGAATATATGGTTTCATTAAATAATTTTTCTCTTACTGATAATCCAGTTTATAATTTAAAAATTATAACAATGTGGATTAATGACATGCAACCACATGAATATAATCCCATTCACACACATCATGACGGCACAGGGTGGTCAACTGTAATGTTTTTAAAAGTTCCCAACTTTATTAATGATGCAAAACATAAACACAAGTTTAGGGATGGTGCTCTTGGTTTTGTATTTCCAGAAAATCAAGCTATGTTTTATGAACCTGAAGTTGGTGATTTTTATATCTTTGAAGCATCACATCAACATTTTGTATCACCTTACAAAACAAATGACAAAGATCCAACAAGAAGATCTATGTCTTTTAATTTTATTGTAGATGACAATTAACATTTCTAAACATGCAATATTTACAGAAGAAATTTATTCTTTTGATATGCCAAACTTTAACTTTTGGAAAAAAGAAATAAATGAAATTGTTAAAGTAGAGGATCATGCTGTTCACAAACATTCCACAGATTTAAAGTTTTTATCTAATGTACAAGCAAGGAGAACAGCTTGGGACACACATTTAAAGTATCCGTCAATGTTAAATATATCAAAGGAGTTTGTAAAAATAATTGAATTATTTGTTAAATCAGAAAACTTTGATGTGCCGAAGATTAAACTAACTGATCTTTGGATTAATTGGTATGCAAAAAATCAAATGGCAATACCACATTGTCACAACAATCATTTTTCATTGGTTTTATTTGTAGACGTTGAAAAATCGAATACGTCTTTCCTAATAAATAAAGAATATAAAAAATGTTTTTTGATGAAAAGAGATGACACCAATACTTTTAATAATTCAATTGTAGATATAAAAGTAAAAGACGGAACATGTATAATGTTTGATGGCGGTCTTCATCACTCAACCACACCCAACCTTACAGATCATAAAAGAATAACTCTTGCAGCTAATTTTGAAGTAAGTTATCCTATTTTAAAAGAACATGCTCATTAATAAAAAAATAACATTTTGTGCAGTAGATGAAACGATGCTTGATATATGGCCACATCCACAACCAGCATCTAGATTCTTACCAGATGAGTACAAGAAGTTAGAAAAGTTTGCTTTCGGTGAAGAGTTTAGAGCTACGATAAAAGCTTGTATACCTTTTTTAGATTCTATGACAGCAGGGTATATCATACCGTTTGATCAAGATTATATAATAAGTCCTGCTGGAGATGAGTTTGATATCTTACCAGCAAACATGAATAACGATGATGTTTCTTTTCATAAAGATTATCAACTTCCTAAAGCGTGGAAAAGTTTTATGAAAGGACAAAAAAATGCTGGTAAGTTTATGAACAAATGGCTTATTAAAACACCGCCAGGGTATAGTTGTTTATTTGTAAAGCCACTAAATAGGTTTGAAAGTAGGTTTGAAGTTTTATCAGGAGTTGTTGATACAGATGTTTACATCAATACGATAAACTTCCCTTTTGTTTTAAACAAAACAGATAAATCATTTAGAATAAAAAAGGGTGAGCCAATGATACAAGTAATACCATTTAAAAGAGAATCATGGAAAAAATGGTCTGGTTTTTATTTAGAAAAACTACATGTGAAAACACACAACATGATTAAAAGTTCGTGGGTTGATAAATACAAAAAAATGTTTTGGAATAAAAAGAGTTATAAATAATTACGAATAATTAGGATCGTAATCTCTCCAAGTCTCACTATCGGTAGCAGTGCCAGCGTCAACTGCATTAGAGTGGGCTGTTTGCGCAGCTTCTATTTGACCTTTTCTAGTTTCACCCCACGTTAGTAAATCAGCGATTGTAGTAGATCCAACAGCATCACTAGTAGCATTTAAGTCTGCGTTTCCAGTCATGTTACCATCGGCATCTTTATTTTGAATTTCATTTTGTCCTGGTAAGTCATTCCAAATAACATAATGAATAGTATCAGGAGTCCAAGCATCAACCCAGTTTTTACCTTTATCTGCCCATGCAATAAAAAAAGTATTGTCCAAGAAAATTGATTCTTTGTTAGCGATTACAATTTGTGTAGCCATTCAAAATCTCCTAGTGTTTAATTATGTAGTTAACCACCACAAAAGGTGAAAAAGAGTTAGTTCCTGAAGCAGTTACAGCTCCAGTTAAAGTAGTCGTAATGTTACCAGTTAATGTTCCAGATAAAGTATGAGAGTGATTGTGACCAGTTCCTGATCCTGCGTTTTGAATAACGTCTTCACTACCACCGTTCTCACCAGTATTGTTAGTGTTGAACTGGGTCATTTTAAATTGGTTGCCGTGAGTACCACCAAATTTTCTTCTCAAGTGGTTATGAGTAGCCAACTGAGCAGTGGTTAAAGAGGTGTTCGCAATGCTACCTGTTACAGTCACAGACTGTGTGCTAGTGCTTGTAGCAGCTTGGTTGTTAGTAACCGCTACAGTAACAGTGTTAGCTCCACCTGTTCCTGCTAAATTGTATGTATTACCATCAAAACCTTGTGGCATCTTACCTTGTAGATTTGGTACAGCAAAAGTTGTTGAACCATCACCTGCACCATATGTTGTTCCTATAACAGCAAATAAATCTGCAAATGTAGATCTTGAAACAGCTGCGCCATCACATAATAAATATCCGTCTGGAGCTGTAGATTTTGTCCAAGGCTTGATTGCGCCTACTTCACTTCTGTTTACTATATCTTGTAAGTTAGCCATAATTAATCGTTATACTTTAATCTCCAACCGTTGTCACTGTCATTGTACACCAACGCAAAGCCAGAACCACTAGTTGATACTGTTAAATTAGCTGCAG